TTCTTTCTAGATAGTAAAAAAAATTCAATAACTCTTAACGATTTACTTAAAACGCCTGATTTTGGCGGTAAAGGAGCAGGTTCAGGAACTGCTGTAGAAGATGAAAATTTATATATTCTTAAGAAAAAATTAGATAATTTAATAGGAATAGAAGGAGGTACTATAGATGTCATAGTAGGAAATAAAGTATATAAAATTAGTGGAGCTGAAACTCAACCCGGAATGCCGAAGTCTGATTTTAATTTACTTGATCAAAAAGGAACACCGGTAGTATTCATATCTCACAAAAAAGCCGGCGGTAAAGGAGCTACAGCAGACGATTTTATAAGATGGAGTGGGTACACTAGGTATGAAAACCACAATGAAGTAGAAACTTTTAACTCAGCCCTCAAACAATTTTTAGTAGATAATAATCTAGAGGGATTACCTAATAAAACTAGATTTATATCTCCAATCCAAGATAAAGAATTAATTAGGAAATTAATATACGGTCCTGAATATGGCGGCCCAGTAAGTGAAGAAAATTGCAATATTATTATTCAAGGGGAAGTTGAATTTGAAAATAAAGGGGACGGTAAATACGAGCTTTCAGGTGAACATGTACTACTTCCCCCTAATATACCTAAAGGAGAGTATGAACCTTACTTAACTGCAGCTTATAGAGGAGATAGAAAAATGTTCGGTATATTAAATAACGAAGCAATAGCTATGACTAAAGCTATAGCTAATCGAGCCTCTAATGTATACTTGCTAAAAGGTAGTAAGTTCGAAAAAATTAAGTAGTTATGGCACAAAATATTAAAAAAATAATAGCACAGGAGTACCTTAAATGTGCTAAGGATCCATCGTACTTCATGAAGAAGTACTGCTATATACAGCACCCAACTAGAGGTAGGATTCTTTTTAATTTATACCCATTTCAAACAGAAGTATTACATTTATTTAGAGATAACGATTACATTATTACACTTAAGTCTAGGCAGTTAGGTATTTCAACTTTAGCAGCAGCATATAGTCTGTGGTTAATGCTTTTTCATAAAGATAAAAACGTATTAGCACTAGCAACTACACAAGCAACAGCACGAAATCTAGTTTCTAAGACAATGTTTATGTACGATCAACTACCTAAGTGGTTACGATTACCTGCTGTAGAAAAGAATAAATTATCATTAAGACTTAGAAACGGGTCTAAAATAACAGCTAAATCATCTAATGCTGATGCAGCAAGATCTGAAGCAGTATCCCTGTTATTAATAGATGAAGCAGCGTTTATAGACAATATTGCTGAAACCTTTACTGCTGCACAACAGACACTAGCTACAGGAGGTCAGTGTATGGCTTTATCAACTCCCAACGGGATTGGGAATTGGTTTCACCAAACTTGGGATAAGGCTGAAAGTGGTGAAAATAGTTTTTTACCTATAAGACTGCCCTGGACCGTACACCCTGAAAGAAATCCAGAATGGAGAGAACAGCAAGATAGAGACTTAGGTCCTCGTATGGCTGGCCAAGAATGTGATTGTGATTTCTTAGCTTCTGGTGATACAGTATTCGAACCAGATGACTTACTATTTTACGAACAGACATACCTGAAAGACCCAGTAGAAAAAAGAGGTATAGATGGTAATTTATGGATTTGGGAGCAGCCTGACTACTCTAAATCGTATATGGTAGTAGCAGATGTTGCCAGAGGAGATTCAAAAGATTATTCTGCATTTCATGTATTTGATATAGAAACTTGTGTTCAAGTAGGGGAATATAAAGGTAAGTTATCTCCTAAAGATTATGGAAACGTACTTGTAGCTATATCGGCTGAGTACAATGATGCATTACTTGTAGTAGAAAATGCTAATATAGGATGGGCTACAATAGAACAAGTTCTTGAAAGAGAATATAGGAATTTATACTACAGCCCCAAAAGTCAAATGGATACTGTTGAATCTTATATGACTAAGTACGAAAGAGATCAACTAGTACCTGGATTTACAATGTCAGTTAGAACTAGACCTTTAGTTATAGCTAAGGCAATGGAGTATGTACGAGAAAAAGCTGTGACTATACAGTCTAAACGTACTTTAGGAGAGATGAGAGTCTTTGTATGGAAAAATGGAAAACCCCAAGCGCAGATTAACTACAACGATGATTTACTAATAGCACTAGCAACAGCCCTATATGTAAGAGATACTGCTTTAAAACTAAGACAACAAGGTATGGACTTAGCAAGAGCTCAACTATCTTCTTTTACTAACCTGAATGCTAAGAACAGATCTGTTATCAAATCAGTTGGTAACCAACAAAATAATCCGTATATTGTTAGAACAGACCATGGTCATGAAGATATTTCGTGGATACTTGGCTAAACCATATTTATAAATAAACCTGTATTAATGGCAGATACTTCACTCTTTAAACGATTAGGTAGATTATTTTCTTCCGACGTAGTAATTCGAAACATAGGCGGCGACCAACTTAAAGTGGCCGATGTTAATCAAATACAAACTACGGGTAGATATCAAACGAATTCCTTAGTAGATAGATTCTCTAGACTTTATATCTATAATAACAAAAATGTATTTAACCCTAACCTAAACTACCAAACCTTAAGAATACAGTTATATTCTGATTATGAAGCAATGGATACTGATCCTCTAATAGCTTCTACTTTAGATATAATTTCTGATGAGGCTACGTTAAAAAACGATATGGGCGAGGTACTGTCTATTAAATCTTCAGATGAAAATATACAAAAAGTACTTTATAACTTATTTTACGATGTTCTTAATATAGAATTTAACCTTTGGTCATGGACTCGTAATATGTGTAAATATGGAGATTTTTTCTTAAAACTTGAAATAGCCGAAGAGTTTGGAGTATATAATGTACTGCCATACACAGTCTACCATATGACAAGACAGGAAGGATTAGATCCAGAAAATCCTGCAAAAGTAACATTTCAACTTAATCCTGACGGATTAGCTTCTTCTTTAGACCCTAATTACAGACCTAAAAGTGATAAAAAAGCTATTGAATTTGATAACTATGAAATAGCTCATTTTAGACTTATATCTGATACAAATTACCTTCCTTACGGACGTTCTTATATTGAACCAGCTAGAAAAATATTTAAGCAGCTTACATTAATGGAAGACGCAATGCTCATACATAGAATAATGCGTGCTCCTGAAAAGAGAACATTTTATATCAATGTAGGACAAATACCTCCTAATGAAGTTGAGCAATTTATGCAAAAAACTATTAATCAAATGAAAAAAACACCTTTCGTTGATCCAAATACTGGAGACTACAACTTAAGGTTCAATATGATGAATATGATGGAAGACTATTATATTCCTATGAGAGGCGGAGATACACAAACTAAAATCGATACTACTAAAGGATTGGATTATGACGGTACTAATGATATTGAATATTTGAGAGACAAAATGTTTGCTGCACTAAAAGTACCTAAAGCATATTTTGGTTACGAAGGAGATTTGCAAGGGAAAGCTACCTTAGCCGCAGAAGATATAAGATTTGCCAGAACAGTAGAACGAATACAAAGAATACTAGAATCAGAGTTAACTAAAATAGCTTTAGTACATTTATATGTTCAAGGGTTTAAAGGAGAAAGTTTAACTAATTTTGAAATTAAACTTACTAATCCTTCTATAATTTTCGAGCAAGAAAAAGTAGCATTACTAAAAGAAAAGGTAGACTTAGCTGCACAAATGTTAGATTCTAAATTATTTTCTACGGATTATATATATGATAACATATTTAATTTATCTGAAGATCAATACATGGAGATGAGAGATTTAGTTGCTGAAGATAAGAAAAGACTATTTAGAATCACTCAAATAGAAAATGAAGGTAATGACCCAGCTAAGTCCGGAAAGTCGTACGGTACTCCTCACGATCTAGCATCCTTATATGGTAGAAGACAAGGAGATGAAAAAGGACTTCCCTTTGGATCAGTACCGGTAGGGTATGAGGACGATACACCCGGTATAGGAGAAATAGGTCCTGAAGGGGGTAGACCAAGAGTACATGCTTCTACATACGGTACAAACGATGGTCTTGGAGGTAGAGACCCATTAGGACAGCACGGAATGAAAGGAGGGTTTGATTCTGATAATGAAAAAGTTAACGAACAGAGCTCTAACAACAAGATAGATAATACGTTAGCTAAATCTACATTCTTTCAGAACAAAGATTTATTTGCTGACAAAAAAGAAATAATTTTTGAGAATAAAGTGGAGAAAGAGGATAAATTATTAGACGAAACCCAAATACACGATTTAGATAATTAATTACTATTTATATTGGTAAGGTGTACTTTAAGTACAAAAAACTTTATTAAAATGCGCATTAAACACAGTAAGTATAAAAACACAGGTCTAATATTTGAACTTTTGGTAAAACAAATAGCCGCAGATACTTTAGATAAAAAAGATTCAAAAGCAGTTGAAATTTTAAAAAAATATTTTACTGGGAGAACTGCCTTAGTTCGTGAGTTTAAATTATACCAATTTGTTTTAAAAAATAACACTGTATCTCAACATAAAGCGGAATCTATAGTATCTACTATTATAGAAGTATCGAGAAATATAGATAAAGATAAACTTAAAAAACAAAAATATAGTTTAATCAAAGAAGTAAAAGATAACTATGATATTAAAGAGTTTTTCTCTATAAGCGTAAAAGATTATAAACCTTTAGCAGCTTTATTTTGTTTAATGGAAGCTCATAAAGTTACAGATGTAATCGATCCTAATTTTTTAGTAGATAATAAAACTACTATTTTGGAGCATTTAACTAGAGAGACCCAAAATAAAAAACAAGTTAGAGATACATTAATAGAAGAGTATTCTAAATACGATAAAGATTTAAAACTTCTTACTTTTAAAATATTATTAGAAAAATTTAATTCTAAGTACGGATCTTTACTTCCTGAGCAAAAAAATATGCTTAGAGAATTTATAACTTCTGTAGATTCCTCAGCTCGTTTACGAAATGTAGTAAATGAAGAATTAAAAAAATTAAAAGTAATAATTGAAAAACTAAAAGAATCAGTTAAAGACGATATAGTCAGTATAAAACTACAAGAAGTTGCTAAAACTATTAAACCGGTTCCTAATACTAAAAGAGTAACTGACGATCACTTAGTTAACATTATGCAGTATTATGAACTTGTTCAAGAATTAAAAGACCTATGAAGATAAGTCAATTAAGAGAATTAGTTAAAGAAATAATGCAAGAAATGAATGAAATTAGCGCTACCAATGTTGGAGGAGCTTCATTCACACCAGGTAAAGGAGCACAATATGCTACTCCATTTGCTTTTTCGAAAAAAGGTAAAAAAAATAGAGCTACTAAGTATGGCGAAAAGCTCGGTTATACTACTGTTAAACAAAAAAAAAGACCGTACAATACTAAAATGTATGATTATTTAGATGAGAACAATACAAGAAAAATATAACGCAGTCCTAGAAGGAAACTTTTCTAAAACTCAGTTTCTTAAAGACGCTAAAAGAGAATTATCTCAATTTTTATCACCGTTCAACGGATTTCCCGATACTGTATCTATTCTTAAAAGCAAAGGGATAATTTACGAAGTAAAAAAAGACGTAGCAATAGAATACGACACCCCAGGTAAAAAATACTCAGATGAAGTATTAAGAAGAGGAGTAGATTACGAATTAGAAGCTATGGGTCTTATGTCTCAAGAGTCTATATTAGAAAAAGATTTTATTAAAGCAGAAAAAAAAGCTATAAAAAAATTAGATAAAGATCCTAATCACTACCTTCATCTCTTATCAGGAGATTCTAAAAAAGTTGATAAGCATGACCAAATGGTTCCAGTTACTAAGAAAAATCATGTAGATGTTTTTAACGGTTTAAAAAAAGCTGACTTAAAAGAAGCTAAAGTCTTATTAAAAGAAGGTAAAGTAGAGGACCTTGCTAAAAAATTAAATATATCTGTAGATGCTTTAAAGGCAGCAATGGAAAAAATTAAAAAAGGAGAAATGACTGCTACAGATGCAGCCGCTAGAAAAGCTAAGTTCTCTGAAGATACAGTTAACGAATACGACCAAACAGACTCTGTTGCTGATTATATAAAAAATCATTATACTAACCCCGATACTGGAGAAAGTATAATCGACGACAAAACTATTGACGATTTTTATAGAACTCACCCTGAATGGGAAGAGCAAGCAGATGGTTCTGAAGAAGGTATGCAAGCTGTATTAGATAATTTTAATGAATTCTTATCAGCTAATACTGATTATGTAGATGAAGAAGTTGAATTAACTGATGCTGAATTAGCACGTATAAAAGCTAAAGCAGAACTAGACAGAGATGCTAAGCTTCATGGTGATATGAAGGAAAAGAAGGGTAAAGACCATGACGGAGATGGAGACATCGATGGAGATGATTACATGGCTGCTAAAGATGCTGCTATCAAAAAAGCAATGGGTAAAGATGTAGAAGAAACAAAAGGAGCTCCTGATGGACATTATTTTACTAAATCAGGTAATTTAGTTAAAGGTAGATTATCAGCAGATGCAAAAGAAAGAGGCGCTAGATTAAGCGACCCCAAAGATAAACAAAGATCTAAAGTTCCACCAGTAACTCAGTATAATGAAATGGAGGAAGATTTAGACGTAGGTCATCAAGATGACGAGCCGGATATGTTAAAGCAATATGCTTACGATATCGCCCATTATGCAGCGAAACTTTACAAAACTTTGCATAAATATGACCAAATGGATGGAGAAGTTGATTTTCCTAATTGGTGGCAATCTAAAGTAATTCTTGCTAAGGAGTATATCTCTAGTGCACAGCATTATTTAGAGTTTGAAGAAAAGCAACCTGCTATAGACCAAATGGCTCTAGAAGAAGGTAGGCGTAGAAAGATGAAAGGCGGTAAAGTTGTAACAGAAAATGATTACGAAACCGGCGGATATGTAGAGTCTATGGGACCTATGCTTGAAAAAGCTATGAAGCAGGTAGAATCTGTATGGGAAGAATGGAAAGCTGGACCTGCAACAGAAGCTGCAATGGTACCACATGCTAAAAAAGACTTAGTTAGCTACTTAGAGAGTAGAATTTCAGTAGGAGAAGAGGTATTAGAAGGTAGTAATGAAGAACATAGAGAAATAAAAGAAGCATTTAAAGCAATTATATCTAAAGTACTTCAAGAAGAAGTAATAACAGAAGCAGCTACAGGTAATTTAGCTAAAATAGCTAGTCAGTATAGTGACTTTGAAGGAATGCAAGCAGCTGTGAATGATTTAGAGAATGTAGTCACTGATATTGAGTCATACTATGCTAAAACTAAAGAAAAAATTCAAAAAGTATACGATAGCTTTAAAGATATTAAAAATGCTGAAGGATTAGCAGTTGGTGCTATGTTAGGACCAGCTATTGAAGCAGCATTTAAGAAAGACTTGATACCAGTTAAAGGATTTACTTCTGGTTTAGAAATGCCTCAAGTCAAAATGCTAGAAACTGATGAAATTGCAGAAGAAGAGCTAGAAGAGAAAGAAACAGTATTTAAACCTATCAATGAAGCTTTAAATCAGGAACTAAAACAATTTGGACCTAATTTAAAGAAGAGATTAGAAGCAATAGGTTTTAAAACAGGTATATTTCAAGGACAAGGCATGGTACCAGTAGAAGCTCAAAAGAAAATACAGAGTAATCCTAATTTAGCAGGTATTGCATATAAACAATACCCTGACGGATATGAATTTATGGAAGTATCAGTTAATAAATCAAAATTTAAAGAGTTAGAAAAAGTTGCAAAATACTTCTCAACACCAGAAGGTCAATACGGTCCAGATAAAAATGCAGGATGGGTAGTTAAAAACGTTCGTAACGTTAATCCTGGAGATATCTATAGAAGTAAATTAGGAGGAATGAATGGTTTAGCTACTTTTACTTACTTTAGAGCAGAAGAAGCAGGAAGTAAGTTCGCTACTGATAAAATTAAATCTAGAGATAAGATAGCTGCAGAAGGTAAGAAGTATAAGTATACTAAAAAGAAATAATTATGGCAAATGTATTAGTAAATGTTACACCATTTAAATCCATCCTTCGAGAATCTAAGGAAAGACCTGGAGTATTTGAAGTTGAAGGAGTAATGCAAAGAGCTGGTGCAAAAAACCAAAACGGTAGAATATACGAAAAAGAACTACTTGAAAGAGAAGTCGAAAAGTATATGGACGAGTTCGTTAACAACGGAAATGCTTTTGGCGAACTAGATCATCCTGAATCAGCTGTAGTATCTTTAAAGAATGCTTCCCATGTAGTAAAGAACTTACACTGGGATGGAGATGATTTGATAGGAAAGGTAGAATTACTTAACACACCTGCCGGTAATATCGTTAAAGAGATAATTAAAGCAGGTCATACTATAGGAATATCATCTAGAGGTACAGGCTCAGTACAACAAACTAATGAAGGGTACTTAGAAGTACAATCTGACTTCGAATTAGTATGTTGGGACTTTGTATCTAATCCATCTACACACGGTGCATTTATGAATCCTGTTGCGCTAAACGAAGGTAAGGCAGAAATTGACAAATTTACAAAAGTCAACAATTTAATTAATGATATTTTAAGATCTTAATTAATTTTACAGTCATTTTTTTGTTTTTATAAATTGTATATATTTATATACAAATATACAGTTCCTTATACTGTATTAAAAAAGATAAAAAACTTCACATTACGATTGCAATAATCGTACGAACACACAAATTTTATTAAAAATGGCAAACAAAGATTTATTCAAGCAAGCTATTGCTGAAGCTAAATCTGTAAGAGAAGCTGCTATTGCTAATGCTAAAGAAGCTTTAGAAGAGACTTTAACTCCTCATCTTAAAGACATGTTAGCTGCTAAACTTCAAGAAATGGATGATTCATCCGTAGAAGAAGAAGTAGTTAATGAAGTTGAAGAAGAGGTAGAAGAAGGAATGGATAAAGACAAAAAAGACGAAGCAATTGAGGAAGATCTTTCAGTAGAAGCTGAAGAGATGGATGCTGAAGAAGCTGACGATGATTCAGAAGAATCTGATGAGGAAGCTGAAGAAGATATTGAGGTAAAGGACATGGAAGTGGACGACCTTAAAGATCTAATCCGTGATATTATAGCACAAGAAATGGGAGCAGAAGCAGAAGGCGAAGAAATGCCTGCTGATGAGTTACCAACTGACGATATGGTAGGAGCGGAAGATGAAGAAGAAATTGACTTAGATGAACTTCTTAAAGAAATCGCTGAAATGGATAGTGAGCATAAAGATGAGGCAATGTCTCATGACGATGATCATAAAGATGAAGCTATGGACCCTGAGAAGAAAGATGAAGCTATGGATCACGACAAAAAGGATGAAACAATGCATTCAGATGATCACAAAGACGAATCTATGATTAACGAAGTAGATCCACTTACAGTAGGAGCAGGAGTTGCTGCTATATTCGGTGCATCTGTAGGTTTAGACAAATTAATGTCTAAATTAGAAGCTGGAGATTTTGGACCTCAAGGGGAAAAATTAGCTGCAGGTTTAAGAAAGCACGGTAAAGCCGCTGCTAACAGATACAACGAAGGAGAAGTAGAAGTTTCTAACGAAACTGAAATGGAAGAAGTAAGTATGCATACTCGTACACCTGAAAACAATGACTTAGTAAAAGCAATGGATTTTATTGGTAAGCAAGCTAAAAAAGCTGGCAAATCAGTAGCAGATTTTGTAAAAGGAATTGAATTAGGAAAAATGTCCGACGCAATGAGAGAAATAGAAATAGAAGAAGCTAGTGAACTAGAAGAAGCTATGACTACTATCAATGAAATGAAAGGTAAACTTCAAGAAGTTAATCTTCTTAACGCTAAGTTACTTTATGTAAATAAAGTCTTCAAAGCAAATAATTTAACTGAATCGCAAAAAGTAAATGTTATCGCTGCATTCGATAAAGCCGAAACAGTTAAAGAAGTGAAATTAGTATTCGAAACAGTTGCTGATAATGTAGTAAGTAAATCTACAAAAAGCACAATTAGAGAATCAAAATTAGGTATGGCTAGTAAAGCTACAGGAACTACTGCTTCTAAACCAGAAGTAATTGCTGAAGTTAGCGACGCTGTATTAAGAATGCAAAAATTAGCTGGAATAATTAAATAAATTTAAAAAGACAAATTTTAATCATGGAATTAAATAAATTATTAGAAGGGTCTCAAGGCAACTTTAAAAACTTGCAAGCTGATGCTGCACGTTTAGCTGACAAATGGACCCAATCTGGACTCTTAGAAGGATATTCTAACGAGATCGAGAAAAACAACATGGCTATGATTCTTGAGAATCAAGCTAAGCAGATTGTATCTGAAGCATCTACTTCAGGAGCAGGATCGTCTACTGGCGGTTCTTTTGGAGTAGGAGCTGGAGAACAATGGGCTGGAGTAGCTTTACCATTAGTACGTAAAGTATTCGCTCAAATCGCTGCTAAAGACTTTGTATCTGTACAACCAATGAACTTACCTTCAGGACTTGTATTTTTCTTAGACTTTAAATACGGAACAAGCTTATCAAGTGGAAAAACAGGCAATTTTAGAAATGCTGGAGATAACATGTACGGAAATGTATCTACTGCTGCAACTAAAATGGGAGTAGACACTGATGTTACTGGCGGTCTTTATGGCGCTGGAGCATTCGGTTACTCTGTAAATTCTGCTTCAAAAGCTGTACAAGAAGATGCAGGAGTAGCAACTTCTGCTTCTATTGCTTATGATAACGATAGAAAACCAAGTGACTATTATACTATCTCAAAAGCTTTTGTTGGTGGTGATAATATCGATGCTAAAGGTGTAAGAGCTTTTAGAATCTATTCTGGTTCAGGAGCTAACGCAAAAGACGTAACAACACCTGAATTAACTACTGTAAGTGGAACAACTGTAACTTTTGTTATTGCAAAAGCTGATACAGCTTTAGATACAGAATTAACTGGATCTATCCTTTTCTATAAGCAACCGGTTGACAACAACAGAGGTGACTTTGAAGATGGAAATCAAGTAGGAACTATAAACATTCCTGAAATTAACGTAGAACTTGCTTCTGAAGCAATTGTTGCTAAAACTAGAAAGTTAAAAGCACAATGGACACCAGAATTCGCTCAAGATCTTAACGCTTACCACAGTATTGATGCTGAGGCTGAGTTAACATCTTTATTGAGTGAGTATATTTCTATGGAAATCGATCTTGAAATCTTAGATATGTTAATTCAAGATGCTGTTACTACTGAAAAGTGGTCAGCTGTATCTAACAGATCTTGGGATGGTAGTAAGTTCGTAGACGCTGCTGCAGGCTCAGGAGGATTCTATAATACTCAAGGACAGTGGTTCCAAACTTTAGGAACTAAAATCCAAAAAGTATCTAACAAGATTCACCAAAAAACTCTTAGAGGTGGTGCAAACTTCTTAGTATGTTCTCCAACTGTTGCAACTATCCTAGAATCAATTCCTGGATATGCTGCTAATACAGACGGTGACAAAATGGACTTTGCTTTCGGTGTACAGAAAGTTGGTCAATTAAACGGAAGATATAAAGTATATAAGAACCCTTATATGACTGAAAACTCAATCCTTATGGGATACAGAGGATCTCAGTTC